CTTTGTAAGGAGGAGTACGTCAGAACGATCCGCGGCCGATACCATAGATAATTTATACAGATGAACTCGTCGACGCGTTTTGTAATGGAGAAGCTTAGGATGGTTGATGACTGGTGGTTCACCAAGTGCGCGCCAGTTGTTGACGGCGTCACGGTAATCTTGGGTGACTTTAAACTCACCCGATAACTGTCCGATTTGCTTGATATCATGGATCAAATCCTTATCTAAGTCTCTGGCTGTCCCCGCGAAGTCATCCCCAACAATCCGCTCGTCCGAGAAGATCATGATGACCCGGGAGGTGAAGCCTTGGTCCCAGGCGGTTTCGGGCATGAGGGCGATCAAGTTCGAAGGCGTTGTGCCCGATATGAGATTAACTTGTGGACGGTCGATTTTGATCCGTAAATCTTTTCCTCGGCGCGATTGTGCATAAGGGTCTGGATCATAAAAAGCCGAAAGTAGCCCAACCATCTCGTCATCATACTTATGCATGAAAGCAGTAAGCTCCTCCGCAGTGATGACTGTGTTGTTGTACTCCAAAGGTGGATCCGGAAGACGAGCAATAAAGCGCTTCGAAGCAGCAAGGGTATCCACGAGTGCGGCACCAGTAAGACTCGTCGGTGCGAAGTGAAATTCATTTAACTCTCCCATGTATTTCTTGCCTACACGAACAATTCGATTCTTCCCGACACCGGGATGTCCGACGATGAAGACGTATAGGTTGGGGTATAGCTCGCTACTCGTCCGCAGATACGTCTTCATCTCCATCGCCGCAGCGATGGTGAATATTCCGGTCCACTTTCGAAACAGCAGTGGGCTTTCCAGATTATCCGTACTGCTTACGAACGAGTCTATCCAAGATTGACACTTCCTTTGCCCTTTTGCGGGTATCCGTGCCGTGGTAGTCACGGAGTCCTTCGGGGTTCGTTGATGCATCATAATCGCCCTTGTTCCACCCTGTCTTGCAATCGTAAGGAATGGCCAGTTCACGGCCGTTGGCCAGCGGGATGCGGACGACTAGGTCCTGCATCAGCTGGGGAATGATTTCGTCTTCTTGTTCTTCTGGGTACATGAATGTAAGGGCGTCGTGATCGTGCATGGAGATGATGACGTAGTTTTTGCGCCAGATGTTGAGGAGGGCGGTGTTGACGATGTCGGCGAGGGAGCCTTGGGGGTCGTAGGCGATTGCTGCGCGGAGGGTGTCGGGGTCTTGACGACGGCCGAAGAACCAGCGCTTGCGGCCGGTAAGGGAGATCAAATGTCCTGTTCGTGCAAGAGTGTCAGCGACCGAAGCTTGCCATTGGAGGTGCGCCGGGAAGGCTTGAAAGTATTTCGGCTGGAACGCCGTAACGACTTCAACGGGAAGCTTTGACTGGGCAGCGAGAGTAACAGGTTTGCCTCCATAGTTGCTACCATGGCCAAGCTTTTTGCACATGAAACGGTGAGTGTAATGTCGATAGTATGGCGTTTCGGCGATACCTTTATCTTTTTTAAGCTCACCGGTCCAAGGTAACTGTGGCCAGCAAATCCTTGCCACTGCTGTGTGGGGGTCTCCAGACTCGCATGCTTCGAGGTATCTTGGGTCATTGAATTTGTTCCATTCTATTGCGCCGACGACGAAGGATTCGCCGGACTTGGCGTCGCATTTGGCGAATTTGTATCCGGGGTCGGCGATGAAGATACTACGAAGGCTCTCCTCGACATTCTGTAGGTTGCCTCCTGTACCGAACTCGCTAAAGCTCGAACTAAAACGTCCGGTGTCTGTGCCGGCAATATTGTACGACGTTCGCATTCGGCCGTCAGGATCGATCTCTGTTTTAAGGACAGATATCTTCTTGGCGAGTTCGCGCATCGCTGACATATGACTGATGATAGGCTTGGCAACAGTGTATGCTTCCATCTTTTCGAGAGCAGTGCGGTCAACAGTGGGTCGGCCCTGCTTCCGAATGATAGGAATTCCCAGCTTTTCGTAGAACAAGCATTGCAGATCAGCGTTGCTACGCCAGTTGAAGTGTGCCAGGCCAACACCTTCCAGAACGATTCTCTCGAGATTGCGCTGGAGGAATTCAATCTTTTCATAGAACTCATCAATCACCTCGGCCTTTCGTACATGATCCACAGCCACTCCCCGCAGTCGCATCTCAAGCGCCGGGCCTTGTAGTGCGCGTGAAAATGCGTATGTGGCGGCGGTGTGACTATCAAGTTGCGGTAGCATCCCGTCGAGACATTCAGCTGTGACGCAACAATCCAGTCCGTTGTAAATCCAGTCTTTCTCCATTTGGTCACGGATGTCATCGGGCGAGGCCTCCGAGATGTTGATTATGCGGGCCATGGGCTAAGCGTCGCGCTTGATCGTGGTTCCCCACTTGCGCTCGGATTTCCAAGCGCCGTGATCGGTGTAGATGCTGCCGAGATAGGCGAGGCCTTTGAGGGCTTCGGGTTGGAGAGCGTGGCTTAGCAGCATGGTGTCTTCTGCGGCCCCCATAACCCCTATTCCGTAACTTCGCCAGAGGAAGGCGATGTCGTAGAGGCCGTTTTGGAAGAGCTTGGGGATTGATCGATCAACAAGCACTCGGCGTACAAGAGCCCAAGCGCGTCCTTCATCCTCTCGAGACGGCCAAAAGTTTCGGTCCTTTCTGCGGTCGTCATCGAACGGGATAACGATTGCACGGCTTGCACTTGGGGCGAACCCAATGCAAGTAACACGCGATCCAGACGTTTCAATGTCGACAGAAAGAATGTCACATCCGCGGATGAAGTCATTGATAAACCTTTCGATGTCGTCAAGGGTGGGTTCGATCCATATCTCGCAGTTCGGGCGGCGGACCTCCGGGAACTCGGCTTCGCGGCGGGCCTTGATTAGGTCGAAGACCCCCGTTGGTCTGTGGGACCATTCTCGCAAGACCGCAGAAGGATGGTAAGTGGGAAGAAGCTTATAGCCGCCAACGCAATGAGTAGTAAGATGAGTTGTTCCGCGGAGCTTGCTGACACCAGTCCTACCGCATAGAGCCCATAGAGCAGTGTTCCCCAGAGCAAGGATGAGATTAGGATCATGAGCAATGATTTCATCAGCGAGTCGATCAAGCTCTGGTTCAAACTCGCGGCGGACAAACTTCCCGGCGAGCAAGGCGGGGTAGCTGGGGATGCCGTCGCCTTTGCTTCCACAGAAGTATTCGAGTCGATTCGCTGGAGGATGGATGTTAAAGACATTGGTACGGTAAAGCTCTGTATGGAGCCGCCAAATAGAGTCAATACAACGAGGGTCTCCTCGTCTATAATACTCGTTAATGTAATCGCGGTCAGTACTCGTGAGTTCAATAACTCTGGCATCATTCAGCATCCTTAAGAGTTCGATTCCGCTGGGGCCGACGAAGGCTTGGCCTATACGATTCTCATACTCGCCCCAAGCTTCGCCAACGATGACAATGGGCTTCACTTGCGCCATACTCCGTTATTCTCCTTGCGCCAGCGCTGGCCATCCCAAGCGCACTCTTCGGCCTCGCCAACAAGAAGCATGTCAGATTCTGGACGCAGTCCGCAATAAACATCACGTTTGCGGCGTTCGGCCCATTGATGTACAAGACTCCAGAAATCTGGATCACGCGCAAGCAGCACGAACATTGGTTCATCAGGCAAGGCGTTTGCATAACAATCAAACCTGCCTGGATTGTTCTTGGTGCCCATCAGAAGCACTTCTCCTCTACTAGCTTAGCATACCCAACCACATCTTCCCAATGCTGTTTGGACATGGATTTGCCGGAGAGGATGCGGGAGAACTTCAACGCGATCATATCCATCGCCTCGCGTTCGATATCGGAGAGTTGGTTCCAGCCGGGACCGGTGCGGAACATTCGCTTGAAGGCTTGGGATATGATGGCGTTGTCTTCGAAGGTGCCGTGGGTGCGTTCACGTTCGTCGATTAGGGGAAGACTGTGCTGCGGATTGTCAGCGACTTCTCGTTCGATCTCGGCGAGCATGTCGTTGGGGAGTTTGAAAGGCTTCTGCATCGGGAGCTCCAAAAAGGTGGGCCGAGGCATTTGCGCCCCGGCCCTAGTTGGGGAGGAAGGGTTACGCCGACTTCATCGTCCGCTTGACCTCGGCGA